TTGTAATTCTGAATCTGTTAATGCTTCTTTGTAAACTGCTACTGCTTTTACTTTTCCGTAGAAAGTACCTCCACCACCACTATTAAAACCTAATTGTGTAAATTTGTTAGGGATAAGCGTTCCCGTTGTATCTGTTCCTACTTTTGTTCCATTTAACCAAAAACTAATATCATTAGTCTTGTATTTTATAGCTATCTTGTTTGTTTCTTCATAATTAATCCCACTTGAAGAAACAGTATGAGTAGCTAAAAGAACACCATCAACCCTAACAAAAAACATAAGTGACAAAGCGTATTTGTTAAAATAAATTTGCACCCTTTGACTATTAGTACCATCCGTTAAAGCAATGTTGCTAACATCTTCTTTACTTACATTACTTACCTCTGCATACAATACACCCTCTGTACTACTTATTAAACTAGAGTTACCACTATTGTTTGCAATATCTTGTAGCCTAGTGTTTGTTGCTCCGTTAGTTGGAATGTATGAGGTTGGGTATGATTGTTGTTCTAGCTGAAATCCAAACATATAAATTCCACTTGTACCATCACCAGCGTAATAACTCGTTAATGATTGACTCATATAAGCTGCTGCAAAATTATAACTCCCAGTTGATTGAGTTATACTATCTGTAAAAGAACATCTATACCAACCATTTCCATAATCCTCTATTTTATGTGTAGATGAGTCTCCAGTTGTAGTACCATCATTTAAGTTAAATAAGCTAGAATTATATTGAGTACTATCAGCATAAAATTGGAATTGAACAAATTGTCTTTCTTTCTTTTTAGCAAAAACACTAATTGTGTAATCTGCTGCACTTGCGTTTGTAGATATTATAGTTGCTTTTCTAATTCCGTGGGAATTTGTTGCTGTATTTTCAACTACTAAAGATGCATTTACATCGCCAGTTGGACTTAATAAATTGTTATCCGTTATAGTTGCTTGAGTTTGCATCGTAGATAACGCTTCAGATTGCGTTACCAAATTCGTACTCTGTGGCTCTAATAACCAGCTTCCACAACCACTATCTGGTACTACTTCTTGACCAAAATATTCTTTAACTGAGATGTTGTCTACTGAGAAGTTGTCACCTATAGTTGGCGTATTGTTGTAAGTTCTTATCCATATCTCACTTGTTGTGGATGTAATTAAAGTATTTTCTGTAAAATCCGATACTTGACCTTTAGAATACAAATCAGTACCACCTTGAAAAGAACCTACATCAAATCTCCAATCAGAACTTGTAGTTCCTTCTATAGCGTTGTATTTTAACTGAAAAATTTTTCCCGAAGAAACGCTAAAAAATTGTTCTATACCCCCATAGGTGTTTCCGTAGTTTTCAATGTATATTAAGTTATCTGTAATTTCAAATTCAGCAGCTCTATGTGAGTTCCAATTTCCATTTACAATCTCCTCACTTCCTAAAGAATCTTGATAACTAAACCCTTCGTAGTTTATTCTTGGTATGTTTGTATCGTCTGTTATTTCTTTAACTGAGATGTTTGTTATTGAGCCTACAAAAGAAGATGAGATGCTTGTTGCGAAAGTATCAACTGCTGATGCATTAATTGTATAAGAATAAGCTCCATTTGCATTAATAAAAGGAGTAAAAACACCACCAAAATAAATTCTAAAACTTCCAGCTGAGTAATCAGAAATATTAAATTGTATTTGATATTTACTTCCACTAACCGAAACTAAAGAAGGTTGAGTTAATAATCCACTAGATGTTCCGTCTGCGTATGCCTTGCTATTAGCTTGGTCTATACTCCAATTAGTACCTAACGTCCAATCTTGCCCTACTTCTTTAACTGAGATGTTTGTTATAGTTACGTCTGTTGCTCCACTATTTCTTAATATTTCTAAATCTGTTACACTTGCTGTAAAATAATATGTGTTATTACCTACAACACTTGGAATTTCATTACCCGATATTTTTAACCCACCATTGTTATTTGATACTATATTGTAAGATAATTTATAGCTTTTTCCAATAGTTAAAATGTTTGATTGATTAATACCAGCTACTGCACTTGTGGTTACTATATTAGCTTGATTTTCTGTTATAGTTGTCGTACCAATTAAATTCCAATTTTGTCCGACTTCTTTTACTGAAACGTTGTCTATATCAAAATCAAAATTAGGATAGCCACCATTTCTTTTTAATTCAAATTGATTAGAACCACTAGATACTCCGTAAATAGTATAAGTACCTACTCCACTTGATATATCAACAGATATAGTAGTTCCACTTCCTAAAACAACTTGAGCCCTACCATTAACATACCTAGTAACTTCAAAAGTAACCTTGTAGCTATTACCTATAGATATAGAACTTTGTATTAACCTAGAATTAGTATTAGAGCCACTATCTAAAAAAGTTGCAACTCCATTTGAAATACTTACATCTCCTATTAAACTCCAATTTGTACTACCATTACTAAAATCTCCATTTACAATTTCCTCACTTCCTTCTTGTGAAAAGTTTCCGTTTAATACTTCTTCTGTACCTATCTGTGAAAAGTTACCATTTGAAACTAACTCTGAACTGATTATCTGTACATTCTCTACTAAACCTTGTTCATTAACTCTAGTTGCAGCAGAATTTCTTGAAAAGTCAAAATCTCCATCTCCATTCTCTGGCTTTATACTTAACATACTTCCATTGTCGTATGCAGTTGGTGTAAGTAATATTGATGCTTTATCTAATAAATTATCTGCCATCCTATTCTATGTTTTCTATTGTGGTTAATGTTGCAGTTGTACAAGTTACATTCTCGTAATAAGATGCTCTTGCTTGTAATGTTGATAATAAATTAGGTATTGCACTTGGGTATGCAAAATCATAATAAATACCTCCCCAGCCATTCTGAACTGGATTACCCCACCAACTAACTGGATATATTTCGTTTGCCATCTTTATCTTTTGTCTTTAAATATTTTTTTAACTTAACAACATTGTTTTTTTTTGGTTTGTATCTTCCCCTCATATTATAAAACCCAGTTTGAAGAATTAACATCTTTATCTGGGTAAACATCAGAATCAGTATTACTTGTATATTCTGGAAACAAAGTACTATTGTAGCAAATGTAATCTACAAACCTTCTTGTATAATATTCAGCAAAATCTCTCTGTTTTTGTACTAAGAAATCAACTTCATCTTTTGAAGCACTTTCAGCATTTTCTGATGTGTGTTTAAATACACCACCATTCTTTACTTGATATGCTGCAAATGGTAAATAATCAACCATTGCGTAATGAATCAACATCGGTTGTACATAGTCTGTAACTAAAGATAAATAGTTACCAGTTAAAGTATCTGCAATTATATCTGCTGATATTTTATCATACAACTTACTTCCTAAATAGTTTTGAATGTGTATCTCTTGTGCAATCTTAACAAATTGTATAAATTTATCTGTATCAACGTTACCATCAACAATACTATTCTTTACTAAATCTGTTCTACTTATAAATAATGCAGTTGCCATCTATTATCTCTTTTTATTTACAAATCCGTTATTTGGCATATCCGTTGGTCTTTTTGCAACTTCTTTTGCATTTACCTCTGGTTTAAATCCTTCTTTTTTAGCCTTGTTTACACTTACCTCAGCATTTGGGTTACCAACGTCAGCTTTTGTTTTAGCACTCTTTGCTCTATATGTCTTTCTCATCCAAAAATGATGACAATCTCCACCACCTTTATACAACCATATATCATAAGTATCAGCTCCGTTTAATCCCCAACCAGCATTAACTGCTCTTTGGCTCATCTGTTGTATATCTTCTTTTCTGTATATCTTAGCAGCATTTACCATTTTCTTGCAAAACTCTCTACTATTGTTACTTGCTCTTAAAGGTGCGTATTGATAACGTACTTTAAATTGTACTCCTTCTTCATTCTCTCCATCTTGCTCACTCTTTGCATTTGGTCTAGCAGTTCCAGTTGTTGCTAAATTCCAAACTTTTGACAATAAAGATAATTTAGGATTATTTAATTTTTTTAATTCTTCGTCTAATTCATCTTCTGCATTATAATCAACTTTTCTTTCATCAATTAATTCCCAATTTTCTAAATCTTCATCTTCTCCAAAGTCCTCTAAAGCATTAAAAACTTTACTCATTTTAACACCAGTTTCTTGCTCTCTTGTTTCAGAATCCTTTACATTTTCTAAATCAACAAATTGTAATGGTTGTAACGTCTTAAAATATAGATTTAAGCTAATTTGATTAAAAGCAAGTATCTTATCAAAGGCATCTGTTAAAAGCTCTTGAAAAGGTATTATAACTGTATTCTGCATTAATACTGTTGCAGTCTCTAATTCTTCTGCATTGTTGCCAAAACCACTTGAATCTTTTATACCTAATAACATAGGAGATACAATTCTGTGTGATATCATTATCTTCTTTTGTGATTCTTCGGAAAGAAATTGATATTGGTTATGTGCATCTGATAATTGTACTGGATTTATATCTGCTGCTGATTCTTTATCATCGTTAAAAGCAAGTATAAATTTACCAGCATTACTACTTCCACTAAACTTAGCTTTTATCTTATTTTCAACTAAGGTTTGTTTTTCTTCGTCTGGTACTCCGTTGTTAAAGTTAATTAACATTGATGGAGCTAAACCTTGCATAATATTGTTTAAATGATAGTTAGATACTTCTTCTTCTAACTCTGCATATTGCAACCCACCTTGATAGTCTGGAGTACTATAGTAATACATTCCAGCTTCATAAGGTTTAACATATAAAATCTCAATTGGTTTAGGTGTATCAGATATACCAAAGGCTGGTATTCTTAAAGGCTTCTCAGATGGCTTTATATTAACCCAATCTGGATGGTAGTAATATGCTTGTACTTTTTTATCTTCTGCTCCACATTTTTCTGCTCTTAAAGTCTCAATTGGCAAGTGTTCTACTTTAGCAATAGATTTTCTATCTTTTGAGTATATTACTTGTATTGCACATTGTCCAGATAGCTTTAAATCATACGCAAAACGTCTTACATCATCTTTTTTAAATAAAGATATCATTCTTGCATATTGCTCTGGTCTTTTTGAACTATCTGTTGCATCTAATCCT